TTTCCAGAATTGCCGGAGATAACAAGAAACAAGCACCACCACCAAAAGGTCAGAATTTATATAATCTATATGAAAACAGAGCATATAAGGCAACAATTAGTGGATTGGGGAATGCAATGATTCAACCAACACAATATTTTCAACTAGAAAATGTGCCACTTTTTAACGGAGCATATATAATATTATCTGTTGAACATAATATAGAACCAAATAAAATGACAACAAATTTTAGCGGTACAAAAATATTAAGGTATCCAATACCGAGGGTTTTAGAATCGTCAACAATTCTTGGATTTGATGGTGGAAACACTACCGAAACGAACCCAGCGGGATTATCTAATGAAACCATAACACAAGGACCAAATGCGAGTGCTGGTAAATCCCAAGCACAATTTAACTCAATGTATGAATTTAAAGTAAAATAAAATGGCATATTCGAAAATAACAGTTGATGGCGAGACTTTCATTAAACATGTTTGTATTGAAAAAAACGGCATAAGTGGCTTAATGGGTACACACATGACGGGTAAACGCCCATACCCATTTCCTTTCTGTAACACATCGGCAGCAAATCAAACGTGGAAATGTAGTATAAAATTACCAAATAGTAATAAACTTATTACAACGCCAGAAGAATTAGCCGAATCGCTAATTTATTGGTTTAATTTCTACTGCGAGGAGTTTGAGTTAGATGCAAATGTCATTGCTGCACAAGCATATGCAGAATCTGGATATAAGATATGGAACTTCCCGCCATCTCCAAGCACCGCATCGGGAGTTAATCAATTTCTTATGGGCACAACGTATGAAATTATTGTAAAAAATACGTATAGTAGAACCCACAAGTTTACTCCCGAAGAACAATTTGCAATAATTGGCAATTTAGAAGACAACTCAATTGTGACATCATATGATGTCGGGTATTACAACGGAAACCGTAAGTGGAGTCCTGGATTTGAAACCGCTTGGATGAATAGACCGCTTCTACATCAAAATATCATTAACAATCCCGGAATAATGATAAAAGCACAATGTACATATATGAATTACATTGCAAGTTTGTGTGATGCATTAACAAGTACAACACTTTTTGGATATAGCAGAGGACCAGACTACGCTGAAAAAACATATACCGCCTCAATTGTGAAGTGTGAAGGCATAAAAGGAAGAGATTCTTTATATGTAAGAGAAGGACTGAATTATGTTATGAAAGTTTTTGGTGTTCTTGGTGATAAGAATAATGTACTTGCTATTCCGGGTTTAGATGGAACGGCATCGAATAATTATAAACCAAAAGAATTTTATTTTGGATATGACAATAAAATGGGAGATACTTCTAAGAATCTTAGACTAAGCCAATCGTTTAATTTAAATAGTGCTGATGAGGTGCAATCTGAACAACAATATGGGAATAATCCAACCAAGCAAATCTCAGTCAACCCAGACACGATGCCTTTCTCGTTTTAAAGTAATCCTCTTTTTAATTCATGTAGACCGATAATATCGTCATCGAGTGTTTGGGAATTGTGTTTCATTTCTTTAATCTTCTGAATAGTCTTTAATATTTTTTCCTCAATACTATCTTTCTTCACGCCCTCTAATATAGCAAGACATTCGGTTTTATATTCTTCGAAAAGTCCTAGTTTTTCTCTGTCGTTGGATTTCATCAATTTTTTCAATAAGTTTCTGTCGTCTTCATTAAGTGAATCGTATTTTTCATTAAACCTATTAATTGCGATTTCAATAACATTGCTATCCACGTATTCGTTTTCCTTACTTTCGGTCAAGGCTTGTTTCTTAGGAGTTTTAATATGATTCAGCACGATTTCAAACGATTCATGGATTTTATCAACATCCACCTTATCATAATCATTCAATGATTCGGTAATTAACGTATCAATTGCTTCATACAATTTGATTTTATCTAAATCATAGTCGACATCTTTTATAGTAGGGACAACGTTTTCAAGAAGAAATTGATTCATCTTTCCACGTTCTCTATCAATCTCTCGGATTGTATATACCTCAAACAACTTAATGTTGTTATCTATATAACGTGTCGCAACGACTTCATTTTCAATTGTTTTATTTTCAAAAGCATTAAAAACTTTGAACTCTAATTGTAGAATTGGTGAACTTTTTACAACAGAGAAAAAATCTGTTGTCAGTTTCTTAGATTCGTCAATCATACTATTGTTGAAGTACGAATCTTTTAATTTATTCGAAACCACTAAATTGGCAATTCCTATGTTAATGCTTTTCATAATTCTATGTTCAATTTATTATAAATACTCTAATTTACTGCAAATGATTATGATTGTCTATACTTAAATAATTACTACACATCTAACTTCTCAATCTCATCGAAATCAACATCTTCTGCTTCAATATTTTTCTGCGGTGTATTAATACTCTCACCTTCTTTTAAAAGATTATCAATTTCGTTAGCCATATCCATCGCACGACTATTCAATTCTTCATTTTTATTGTCGTTCTCTCTAATTATTTCTTTCTGTTTACTTTCCTTTTTTCTTTCGGGTTCGGTAGTTGTACCAAAAACAAGTCTTTCTACTTGACTATTATAGTCTTCTTCACTCAATACCTTTCTACCTCTTACGCTATCACCAACCACTGGTGGTAATTCCGAAGGGGTTTGATTTGGAAGACCCGGAATAGGAGCAGGACCACCCGGAGGAGGCATACCTCCTTCACCACCCGGAGGTGGCATTCCACCCTCACCACCCATCGGTGGCATACCGCTTTCACCACCCGGAGCAGGAGCACCACCAGTACCGCCACTAACAGGCATACCTTCGACTTGCTCACCATATCTCTTATCAATATCACTAAACAATCCAGATTTCTTAATTGTAACGGGAGAGTCTTGAAGTTCTTGCATGATGACTTTCTCCATTTTCTGTTGTTTGAGGTCTTCGACAATTTTTCTATCACTCCAATTGAATATCATTCTCTTGGCATTTGTATGTGACATTGCAGCAATACCAGATTCTGCACGTGTTAATTCAGTATATGTTTGTGCCTTATCACGCATCAACTCAGATTTGAGTAGTTCTTGCTGTGTTGAAGGATTGGTAAGGGTAAGAGTAAAATCTTTCAAATCATCACCAGTATAACCCAATAAATACAAGTGTGTTATTGCCATTTTATTGAGTTCTTGAATCATTGCTTGCTGAATACGATTGACTTTCTTAGAAAATCTAATATCGTATTGTGCCATGTTCTTACCAGCACCCGCAGCGTCTTGGAAACTCAAGAAAGGTTTAGGAATTCCTAATCCGACAAATAGGTTATCACGAAGATATTCGATGTCTTGGATAGCATCCAAATTCTGTGCACCCGGAAGTGTTTCAATACCAGTTTGTGTGTTTGCGTTTCTTACGGGAAGGAAATAATCTTCGTCATTTCCGAGTATGTTAAAACGATAATCGATTTGACCGTCATTAGGACTGACTGCTGCGGTTTTTTTGAACTTAGTTGCAACTTTCATGATGTACGGTTCAATATCATCCTCATCAATATTTCCAACGTCGATTTTAAAAACCTTTTTCTCACCCGCACGCACGATACGATAGGTTAACATAGCGTCTTCAGCCATAATTAATTGTCTGAAAACTCTTCTGACCTTGTTAAGTACTGACGAGCCATATGGTAAATATTTATCATCGCCAAGAAGTCTGAAGTGAGCAATTTCAAATACGTTGAACTCATCACCCGTCATTCTTTCCTTGAATTTAACCAAAGGCTTACCGTTCTGAATCCTTTCAAATCTTTCTATTTCGTAATTAACGAGTTGTTTTACGTGTGTAAGACCTTTTTTTCTTTCACCATATGTTAAAACAAAATTATCGCCATACTTAACGGTATTTCTCACCCAGAAAGGTAAGTTAACATTAACGTTGACTATATCATAGAATAATTCTTCGAGTAAGAATTTTATTCTTTCTTTGTTCGAGTAGATATTTAGCATTTTACCGTCAAAACCAATAGTAGTTGCTTCTTCCATAAATAAATCCAATGCACTACTTATGATTGGATAATATTCCATACCCTCATAATCAATATATGCTGGAAGTCTTGCTGCTTCATACTGAAGTGCTTTTTGAAATCCTCTATCTGTTGTACGAAAGAATTTATTTTGAAGTTCTCTTTTCTGCTCCATCTCCAAACCCTTTTTTTGGATTTCTTCTGGAGTATTACCCTTAATAATAATCTTGTTTTCCTTTGGTGGTACTGCACTAACCGATGTGGGTAGTGTTGGCGATGTTTCTTGAAACGCCATACCATCCAGATTTAACATTTTATTAAGTCCTTGATATATTGTTAATTTATTTTGTTCGTCAGCCATTTTTATAATTTATTATAGTTTTTTATAAATACTGTGATTTTTCGCAAAAGTTCATTTATCTATAAATACATTCTATATTTTCTTTTTCTCATTAATTCCCTTAAATAACCAAGCATTTACACCATACGGATTTAACGGCGACGAACTATTGGGTGAAATCATTGGTCTATTCTTTATGTCTTGTTTTTGAATGATATTGTTTATGTCATTCACGGTCATGATAGCATTAAGCATTTTTTCGGTCACACCTTTACTTTGCTTATATCTTGCCATGTCAAAGTTTAGTGTGTATAAACCAATCGATAATCCCATAATAGAATCATCGTGGAAACTACGTTTATGGTCGGCAACCCTATTACCGGGAACGGTAACAAAAGTTTTTAATTCGTTTAACAATCTCACAGACCTAATAATCACATCTTTAAGGTGAATTGCACGTTGCATTTCTTGAAGTACCGAAGCACGGTTATTACCAATAAAAAATCCAGGAATTAAGTCAACATTAATGACTGTTCCATCTGCTAGTGTTTTTTGACCCTTTTTAATATACCCTTGTAATCTATCCCTTGAAGGTTTATGTGTAACTTCGGCATAATGAATGTTTTCATAACCTATCTCCAATAATTTTTCAATCGTTTGTACACCATATCCACCTGTTATATCAACCACACAGTATGCATCATTATATCTTTTTCCAAATTGGTATGCAACTTCGGCAAGCATTTGTGGTGCGATT